TAAATAGATCCCCCATCATCGGGCGGATTTACTGTGGCTCTGGCCAGACCCATGATCATGGCTACAATGCCGTCAATCTTTTCTACGGATTTATCCTTATCCACTTTGATATTTCCGGCGGGATCGGTTCTNACCACAATATTATCCGCCATCCATCTAAGCACCGGATGACCGCCATGGGCGATTTGCTGGCTTAAAATCAGGCGCATCATTTCTTTGGTGGGTGGTGACATATCCTTAAAACCCTGACCAAAGGGCACAACTGTAAAGCCCATACCTTCTAGATTTTGACTCATCTGGGTAGCTCCCCAACGGTCGTAGACAATTTCCCTAATGTTATATTTCTCCCCCAGCCTTTCGATGAACTTTTCAATAAAGCCATAATGAACCACATTCCCCTCCGTTAGGTTTAGCAATCCCTGCTGGTACCAGATGTCATAAGGTACGCTGTCTTTTTTCACCCGCTGGTAAAGAGTCTCTTCCGGTATCCAAAAGAAAGGCAGCACATAGTATTTGTCCCCTTCCTCCTCTGGTGGGAATACCAGCACAAAGGCGGTGATATCAGTAGTAGAGGATAAATCCAGTCCTGCATAGCAGTCCCTCCCTTTCAGCTCTTCCGGATCAACCGGGAAATTACACAAATCCCACTTCTCCATGGGCATCCATTTAATATTCTGCTTTAACCACATGTTTAACCTTAGCTGCTTAAAAAGAGCCAAATCCGCCGGATCGTCCTTCGCCTGCTGATAATGTTCCCGGACCCGTTCTATCTGAATGGTATGGCCCAGACTGGGGTTGGCCTTATACCAGTTGTTTTCATCTTCAATATCCGCATCATCTTCCAGTCCATAAATGATGGAAAGAAAACTGGGATCTACTCTTCTGCCTTCCAAGATATCTTTAGCCTTGCAGTGCATTTCCCAGCCATAGCCGGAAAGCTGGTTGCCTGCGGTGGTTAGATATAAAAAGAGGGGTTGGGTCCTGGCATCACCAGAGCCGGTAGTGAGCATCTTAGCCAAATCCGGATTAGGATAGGTCCAGATCTCATCTAAAATTACACAGGAAGCGTTAAGTCCTGATTTGGATTTCACATCAGAGCTTAATACCTGATAAAAGCTCCCGGTCTTAGGGTAAACAATTCTTTTAGTTGAGCGCACTAAGTTTGTGACTTTGGATAGAGTCGGGTTTCCTTCCACAAAGTTAACACTGGTATTAAAAATGATGCTGGCCTGCTGCCTATCACAAGCTGCCACATATACCTCCGCATTAGGCTCCCCATCAGCTAAAAGCATATAAAGAGCAATGGCTGCACCGAGCTCCGATTTTCCATTTTTCTTCCCTATTTCCAAATAAGCGGTGCGATACTGCCTTGTGCCATCTTCCCTCAAAGTGCCAAATAGCTTGCTCACCAAATCCCTCTCCCAAGGCAGCAAGATGAAAGGTTGACCTGCCCATCTGCCTTTGGTGAGTTTTAATTGCTGGATAAAGTTGATAGCATGGTTAGCATGAACCTCACTGAAAGGCAAGATGATCACCTCCTTCCTCGTTAGTCATCTTCTGCCATAACCATGAAATCCTCTGCATTCGGTATTTCTTCCAGTAGACTAGCCATGGCATCTCCCTCAATAACACCACCGGCGTTAGTAATGTTGAGTCTACTGCGAGCTGAAGGAGTAAGCCCCAGCTCCGAGCAGAAGTTTCGCATCTGCTTTAAATTCTGCTGAGCAATAGAGACTTGAGGAATCTGCTGAATATATCCCGAGGCAGTCTTTAAAATGGAACCGTGCTTAGAGATAAATTCCTCAGCTTCCTTCCATCTAGCATAAGCCTGGCAGTAACCGGCAAAGGCGGCCATGTCTATTCGAGTTAAAAGCCCCATAGCTTCCAACTCTTTTGATAACCTGCGCCATTCTTTCTTGGCATCCGGAAGCAGCCATGACGGGCAGTTGGGTGCTTTCTTTTCGGGTTTGGGTTCATTTTGATTTAAAGGTCTTTTGCCGGGATTGCCTTCCAGCACTTTTAGTGCGGTAGGTTTCGGTGGTCTTCCTCTGCCTGCCATTGGCTTTCACCTCCTTCATTCCAAACTTTTATGTAAATACAAAAAAGGAACCTCCCCCTTGAAGTTCCTTTACTTGCTATTGTTTTCTTCGATTTACCTATGGCACCCTAATCAACTATCCCTTAATACCCTTATAATTATAATTGCCCTTCTTGATTTCTTCATGTTCCGCTTTCACCGCTTTATCATAGTCAGATTCTTTTGTCTCCTTTTCCTTACAGCTCATGCAAAGGCAATCTTCATTGAACATGGACATGATTCTGCCGCCCGCTAAACTGCCGCCGCAGCGGTCACAAGTTGTCTGAGTAAAGAAATTATCCGGTGTCTTTTTATTCATGTTCTCTCACCGTCCTAAAGGCAGCACTACCCCCCAGATGAGCCAACATCGCTTTTCTGGTAGCCTTGTATTTTTCCCCATTCATCCCCAGCCGAATGAGCCAAGTCCTCAAAGCATATTTGGGATTTTCCTCTTGGGTCTGCTTAAAAGATGCCCTCTTTAATGTTTTAGATAAAGTGTTAATTAAAGCCGTAAACTCTGTAAAAGCATTTATAATATCCTGGTCCGGATTAATCCTGCCCAGTTTAAAGGTCAAGGTTTCTTCCCCAAAATCAAATGTCAGCCCGGGACACCGGTCTGCTCCTAAATTTTCAAAGGTTGCTTTAAAATCCTCTAAAGTGCTGATTTTTTCCTTGCTTAGATCTTCAGCGAAACTATCATCCATAAAAGGAACCTCTGTTTTAAAAGCCTGCATTATCAGGTTTTGTTTGCTGTAAATCATGTTAATGAGATTCCGAAGGCTTAAAGCTGAATGGCCCTCTAAAGGAAACTTTACTTCAATACTATCAAAAGCTTGTGTGTCACCGTTATTCGCGATTGCCCTAGCTTCAGGTTCGGCCTCCATTGGTATCTCCCCAGTAATCTCCTCTTCAGCTACTGCTGCACTCGGTGGCGGTGCATTTAAAATTTCCTCCATGCTAACTACTTGCCCATCGCTAGTGGTAATAACCCCATGCCGGTCAATGGTGTAGATTTCATTAGCGGTTGTGATTTGGTAGTTAAAGCTGGGAACCGACAGATATTTTGGCGTAACTCCCAGGTGCTCGCCAAGCCTTTTTACTATTTCTTTCCGAGTCATAATTTTTACCTCCCTTGTGTTTTTGGTACTCTATACATTGCTCTAAACACAAGATATATCAAGCTATTTATGCATTTACATTGCTTTATTTTTCATCGCACCTGCCTTCTTTCCCTATTTCGTAAATCTTGTTCTTTTCTGCTGATATCGAGAGCGGCTTCAATGTATTTATTATCAAAACCAGCCATAGCATAACCGACCCTTACAGTTTCAAGATAGCTCCGGCTCGGTAGGTTAAGCTGAATCCTCTCCATCACTTCATCTGTCATGATATATGCTTGCCTTCTGGTAATTCCCGTAAATTCTACTTCAATGCCAAACTTGGCGGCTAAAAAGTTTTTGTTTTCCATCTGTATTTCCCCCTTCGTGTGTTTTTTGGTAGTCTATATATCACTTAGAACACACATAATAGCAAGGTTTTTATTGAAGAAATACAGTATTTATTTCAATACAATTTAGGGTTAAAACTTACTCAACATCCACGTATTCCATGATAATTCTTAGGGCCTCATCATAGGAGCCGGAGGCCATAACTCGCTGGCTTACCTCTTGGGCTTGCTCATTTTTCCCGCTCGCTTTCAGAGTTTGCCGCACCCGGCCTAAAATGAAGAATATATTGCCGTCCTCTCCAACCAGCCTACATTGGGGTTTTAACCCATCAGTTTTTTTCTTACTACCCATAAAAATACCTCCAAATAAGATAGTCACACCATATATCCCTCAATGTTCTCATAATAGCAAGAGGCTTAAAGTGTGACTCTTATACGAAAAAGTGGGCTGTTAGCCAACTTCCAGATCTTTATATTGAATCTTTCTCCCTTCCCTAATTAAGTAGACATCCTCATCACTTCCAACATACTCGATAAATCGCTTCACTCCAACATCCACAAAGCGTTCTTCTAGCTCTGCGGCAAAACAAATCCTGTCTATCTGCTCACAGGCTATCAAAGTTGAAGCACTGCCGGAAAAAGGATCTACAACGATAGCATTAACTGCTGTGCTATTTTTAATGGGATAGGCCATTAAGGGGATCGGCTTCATGGTGCTGTGGAGTTTATTTTTAGAAGGTTTATCAAACTCCCATATAGTAGTCTCAGATCTTCCCGCATACCATTTATGTTTACCCTTCTTCTTCCAGCCAAAAAGGCANGGTTCATTTTTCCAATGATAGGGTGAGCGGCCTAGTACCAATGATTGCTTAACCCACTGGCAAACCCCTGACAAATAAAATCCGGCATCTTCAAAAGCCCTTCTGAAAATTAAGCCTTTTGTATCTGCATGAAATACATATATAGATGCNTCGTTAGCCATTATGCTTTCCATGTTAGTAAAGGCGCTAAGCAAAAACTTATAAAACTCCTCNTCCTGTAAATTGTCATTTTTAATGGTTCCCTGGCTTCCCTCATAGGCAACTCCGTAAGGGGGATCNGTTAATACTAAATTTGCTTTCTTTCCTTCCATTAATNTTTCATANGTTTCAGCTTTGGTGCTATCGCCNCANATAAGGCGATGCCTGCCCAATAGCCAAATGTCACCCGGTTTTGAAACAGGTTCTTCTTCCAATGCTTTGTCTAAATCAAAATCGTCATCCGTAACATCTTTATCATGTACCTGACTGAAAAGATCCTCTATCTCTGCAGCATCAAAGCCAGTCAGGCTTAAATCAAAGTCCTGTTCATTTAGCTCATGCAATAAATCAGCTAAGGCTTCAATCTCCCAGTCACCGGTTACTTTATTAAGAGCCAGATTAAGAGCTTTCTCCTTGTCTGCAGATAATTTCACTACTACACATTCAACTTCTGTATGACCTGCTTCTAATAATATTTTGTACCTTTGATGGCCACCCACGATATTTCCGGTTTCTTCATTCCAGATAATAGGCTCCACATATCCGAATTCTGTCATGGAACGTTTAAGCTTCTCA